ATGGCTGTTCTTGTAAGCTTCGTTCAGTTATTGAATACGATAAAAATAATCGTTGTTTCATAGTAAAAGAAATCCCATATAGTGTCTATACAAATACAATTTGTAAAGAATTGGAAGAAATTTTAAATGGAGAAGAAAACCCAGGAATTGAAAGGTTTAATGACCTTACTGGTTCTACTCCTAATATTAAAATTTATTTAAAAAGAAATTCAAATCCCGATAGAGTATTAAAATATTTATATAAAAATACTTCACTTCAATCTTACTATGGAATTAATATGACAATGCTTGAGAATGGTCGTTACCCAAAAGTCTTTGGGTGGAAAGAGCTTCTCCAATCACATATTAACCATGAAAAGATTGTATATCGTAGAGGATTCGAATTTGAGTTAAATAAAAAGCTTGCGCGTGTTCATATATTAGATGGTCTATTAGTTTGCTTAGCTTCTATTGATGAGGTGGTACAAGTAATAAAAAGTTCCGCAACAACAGCAGCAGCAAGTAAAGCACTCCAGGAAACCTTCCTTTTAGATGGCGCGCAAGCTAAAGCTGTTCTCGAATTAAAACTCTCCCGTTTAGCACACTTAGAAGTTGAAAAAATTGAAAAAGAAAAACAGAAACTTGAACTTGAAATTGCAGAATTGAGAGAAATTTTAGAGAACGAAGATAAATTTAATGAACAACTTATCAATGGTTGGAATGAAGTTTCAAAAAAGTTCAGCGATTCTCGAAGAACTCAAATCTTAAATATTGAAAATGAAGATGATGAACCAAAAGAACTTCGTAAATTATCAATTAATCTTTCTAATCAGAACAACATTTATATTCATGAAGTTTCCACTTTATACTCCCAAAGCAGGGGCGGCGTAGGTAAGAAATTTAAAATGAATAAGGGTGAGTTCTTAATTTCTACTCAAAATGGAGACAATAAAAGTATAATTTTATTCTTCACAAAGAGTGGTAATTATTATCATGCCAAACTTTCTGATATTCCAACTGGAGAAGTTGTACCAATTGAATCAATAAGTGCTATGAGTAGTGAAGAAGAAGTATGTTATATGAGAGTTGTAGATAAAGAAACTCTTAAAGACAACAATAACAATATTATCTTCTTTACAAAACATGGGTTTATGAAGAAGAGTAAACTTAGCGAATACAATGTTACAAGACAGACGGGCGCAAAGGCTTTAACTTTAGAAACAAATGATGAAATATGTTCTGTAGCTGTAACAAATGATAGTCGTGTTGGTATGTTGACGGCGCGCGGTCAGTTCGTAATCTGCGAAACAAAAGATATACGTTCTATTGGTCGTGTGGCGAAGGGAGTAAAAGGAATTAAATTAAATGATGGAGATCAGCTAGTATCAGCTAAAGAAATTCCTAATAATACAAAAGAAATTATTAGTATAAGTAAAAATGGCTATACGAAACGAACTCCAATAAGTGATTTTTCTGTTACAAACAGAGGAGTAAAAGGCGGTAAAATCCATAAACTCAAAGACAACGAAGATAAATTAGTTTCTTTCTTACCAATTAGCACTGAAACGGAAGTTATAGTCGTGTCAAATAAAGCTCAAATCAAAATAAAATTATCCGATATTAGTCTTTTAGGTAAGGGCGCGCAAGGTACAAAATCAATTAGAATTACCGACTCCGCTAATGTAATTGGAATGACAATTTTTTAAGAAAATATCGGTCTTGAAAATTTGAGTTTAGTAAAAATTTAATATATAATATATATAGAAAGTTGAGAGAAAAACTTTCGAGAAATTAATAACTAAACAATTTTATTTAACAAAGGAGAAAAAAATTATGAAACTCACAGCAAAGTCAAATGAAGTATTCGAGTATGTAAAGAACAACGGTGGAAAGGTATCAATCCCTGAGATTACTAATGCGCTTGGAAGACCTAGCGATAGAAGTACTGGTGCTAACGTAACTGACCTCCAGAAGAAAGGTCTTGTTGTCAGAGAAAAGGTAGAAATCGAAGGAGCAGAGAAGCCAGTTACTTATGTTGTTCTGACAGACGAAGGTAAGGTTTTTGTTCCTAGCGACGACGAGGAATAATTTAATAGGAGGGTCTATCCCTCCGCCTTCTTTTTTATTTTAAAACAGATTAAACAAACAAACAGATATAAACAAATAGGAGAAAAATATGTTAAGACAGGCAGAGAACAAGGTTAAAGTAGAAGGTATCCTCGCAGAAATTGATCTTAAGCCAGGTTCATTTAATAAAAATGGACAGACTATGGAATCAATTGGTGGTCATATTATCGTTAAGGTAACTCAGAAGATTAGTGGCGAAATGAAAGAACTTGCAATTCCAGTGCATATGTTCGCGTCTAAGCTGACTAATAAGGGTACTCCTAACCCTGCTTATGAATCAATTAAGAAAATTGCTGACGAATATGTTAGTATTGCGGCATCTGAAACAGGTGAAGCTGGTGCGGATAGAATTAGAATTACAAGTGGTAGTGTTAGAATGAATGAGTATTATTCTGCAGATGGAAGACTCATTTCTTTCCCAAGAATTAATGCGTCATTTGTAACTCGTATTAATAAGAGTGATTGTAACCCTGAAGCTACATATATAACTGAATTTGTAGTTGCAAATAAATCAGAAGAAGTTGATCGTAATGGTGAACTTACTGGTAGATATAGAATCGATGCCATCATCCCTCAGTATGGCGGCAGAGTCGATGTTGTACCTATGTTTGCTCAGAGTGAGGGCGTCATTGATGCAGTTTCTACATATTGGAATGTGGGAGATACAGTAAAAGCTAATGGTAGACTTGATTTTTCAGCTACGACAGAAACAACTATTGAAGAAGTTGATTTTGGTGAACCAATTGAAAAGACAAGAACTATCAATAGAAGTGACCTTATTATTACGGGTGGCTCACAGGAACCTCTTGAAGGAGATTTCGCATTTGATAATGCAGAAATTCAGAATGCACTTGCAGATAGAAAGCTGAAACTTGAAAATCAGAAAGATAGGGATATGTCTAGAGCAGCTTCAAAGCATGCACCGGCGCAGAAGTCTAATAATGGATTCGCTGATCTTGGATTTTAAGGAGGTAACCAATGGCAATAGATATTATGAATATTAAGCCATCGGTCATTTCCAAAGATTTAAAAGGAAAATTTATATGTATTTACAGCTTGCCAAAGGTGGGAAAAACATCTTTGGCTTGCCAATTTCCTAAAAATTTACTATGCGGATTTGAGCATGGCTGGAATGCCATTTCTGGCGCCAAAGCAATAGACATCAAGAAATGGTCAGATTTTAAACAGGTTCTTAAACAGTTAGAGAAACCTGAAGCTCAAGAATTATATAATACTATTACAATTGATACAGTTGGAATTGCTTGGGATTTATGTGAACAATATATTTGTTCTCAACATGGAGTCCAAACATTATCAGACATCCCATGGGGTGGTGGTTATAGTGCTGCCAAAAAAGAATTTGATACTTGTCTGAGAAAAATTACTCAGCTTGGATATGGATTAGTTATAATTGCCCATGTGGATAAGCGTATTGAAAAACGCGCTGACGATTCAGAGGTAGAAATTCTTGGTCCTGCTATCCCTAAGCGAGCTTATGATATTGTCAACCAGCTCGTAGATATTATCGGGTATATTGATGTAACCTGGAATGAAGATGGTAGCAGCGAAAGAGTTTTGTACACTCGTAAAACTCCTACTGTAATGGCCGGTAGTAGATTTAAATATCTCGCTCCAAAAATTAAATTTGGTTATAATGAATTGGTTGAAGCTATTGTGGAGGCCATTCAGAAAAGCGAAAATATTGATGGAGCGACTGTCGTAGAAAAAGAAGAACAAAAAATCGAAGAAACATTGAATTTTGATGAGATTAGAGAAGAAGCATCTAAGCTTTGGACTAAACTTGTAAATCAAGATAATGCTAATGCTGAACGAATTTTGAAAAAAGTCGAAATGATTTTTGGAAGAAAAATTAAGTTAAGCGAAATTACTGAAGACCAAGTCGATCTTTTCAATCTAGTTCTTCTTGATATGAAAGACATGGATAAATAGAATAGAATTATTTGAAAGCGTATCTATATTAGATACGCTTTTTAAATTTGACAAATTGCTGAATTTTTGTTATAATATAATAAAGAAGAAAGGAGTGAAAATATGGCAAAATGTAGGCTTTGTGGAAAAGAAATTAACAAAGAAAAAGATGACTGGATAATGCCTTCAAAAAACTGGTATTATCATAAAGATTGTTATAATAATTGGAAGCAAGCTCAATTTACTAGCGATGAAGAATATATTGAATTAATCTATGACTTTATCGCAAGAGATTTAAAAAAATCATATGATTGGTGGGTTTGCGAAGCACAACGTAAAAAATTTATAAAAGAAAACAAGATGACCAATAAGGGCATCTTATTTGCATTGAAATATTTCTATGAAGTAAAACATGGAGATTGGGAAAGAGGCCATGGAGGTATTGGTATAGTTCCTTTCGTTTATAAAGATGCTTGTGCATACTGGGCGGCCAGGGAATATAATTCTAAAGGTACTATTGCTGAAATTGAACGTCAAATGCGCGAGGCCGCAACGAGAGAAAAGAAAGTAATTCATAGAAAAGGAAAAAAGCAACAGGAATTTAAAGTTGATTTTAGTGTTTTAGATGAGCTGGAGGATGAAGAGTGATTGATAAAAGAGATATTCAACAAATACTAGGCTGTTTGATGAAGAAACCTCAATTATTAAGTCAAATAGATAAATATTCTCTTGATTTAACAGATTTTCCCACAAGATTTGAACGTTCTATTTTTATGGCTATTAATGGTTTATATCGTCGCAGTGCTATAAAAATTCAACCAATAGATATAGAGAATTTTATTGAACCAGACCAAGTGTCTGCGAAATTATTCAAAGATAAGAATGGAATTGAATATTTACAAGACGCAATAGAATTGTCAGAAATTGATAACTTTGATTTCTATTATAATCGTTTTAAAATGTCTAATCTTTTAAGAGATTTAAAGAAGCAAGGTTTTGATATTAGTGAGTTTTATTGTGATGATTTAACGAATCCTAGAGCAGAAGAAATAAATGAACAGTTCAATTCTTTGACTCCCAAAAAAATAACTGAAGCAGTTAGAAAAAAATTAATTGGGATTGAGTCTAAATATGAGACTACTGATGAAATTGAAGTTGAATTAGCATCTGATGGAATGGAAGAATTAATAGACCAGTTCGGTGCTACATATGAAATAGGTATGCCTATCCAGGGTAATATATATAATCAAGTTATAGATGGGGCAAAGAAAGGTACGTTAACAATACGTTCCGCCGCCAGTGGCGTTGGCAAGACCAGAAACGCTGTGGCAGATGCTTGTTATTTAGCTTATCCTTTTAGATATAATTCAATGACTTGTGAGTGGGAACAAGAAGGAAATGATGAAAGAGTATTATTTATAGTTACAGAACAGCGATTTAAAGAAGTCAAAACAATGATTTTGGCATATTTAACTGATATAAATGCAACTCGTTTTAAATATGCTGATTTTAGTGAAAGAGAAATGAGTGTTATTACTCAAGCGATTCATTTGATGGAAAAATATAAAGAAAATCTAGTTTTAGTTAAGATGCCAAATCCAACAATTGAATCTGTAAAAACAATTGTTAGAGAAAACTGTATTATTCATGATATAGGTTACGTATTTTATGACTATATTTTTATTGGTCCTTCTCTACTGAATGAATTTAAAGGTTTTGCTTTAAGAAATGATGAAGTATTATTGATGTTTGCAACTGCATTAAAAGACTTAGCTGTTGAATTAGATGTAGCCATGTTTACTTCGACACAACTTAATGCAAAAGGCGATGATAATAAAGATATAAGAAATGAAAGTTCCCTCGCTGGCGGCCGAAGTACAATTAATAAAGCTGATAATGGTGCGATAATGGCTCGTCCAACAAAAGAAGAGTTAGAAATATTAGAACCATTATATAGAGATAATATTAATAATAAACCGAATCTTGTAACGGATATATTCAAAGTTAGAAGTGGGGAATGGACACAAGTACGTATTTGGTCAGATATGAATTTAGGTACTTTAAAAAAGCGAGATTTATTCATAACTAACTCTCGAATGGAAGCTATAGAAAATTTTAATGAAAGAGATGATTATAAAATCAAAAGTTGGGATGAATCTGAAGACGAGCATTTAAAGATAATAGTAGAAAGGTTAAATAACGGTGAGATAGTTGATTGATTATAAAGAAATAATTGAACAATTAGATACTCAAAAAGTAATTCAATTAATGGAGACTTTAGGAGTACAAGATTATATAGAAAAGCCAGGTTATGTTATTTTTCCTACCATTTGTCACAACGAAGATCCATCAGAAGCATCTATGAAATTATATTATTATGAAAATAGTCATATTTTTCAGTGCTATACAGATGAAGGTAGTATGTCTATTTTTCAATTTTTAAAGAATTATTATGAAACAAGGTCTTATAATTATGACTGGTATGAAGATATTTATAAAGTTATCCTTGATTGTAGTAATTATAGAAGAATAGATAGCTTCGCGCCAAAGAAGTATAAAAGTATTCGTAATCTATACACGGCGGCGGAGCCAATAAAACTTCCAACTTATTCAAATAGAATAATAGATTGTTTTACAAAATTTTATCCACCAGAATGGTTAAATGATGGAATTACAAAAGCTTCAATGGATAAATTTAACATTCGTTATTCAGTAACTCAAAATAAAATTATAATTCCTCATTATAATGTTAATGGTGAACTCGTAGGAATACGAGGGCGCGCACTCAACGAATGGGAAGTTGAGAATGTAGGTAAATATATGCCCGTACAGATAGAGGGTAAATGGTATAGTCATCCACTATCATTAAATTTATATGGATTGAACTGGACAAAAGAAAATATTAAAAGAACTGGAGTTTGTTTTTTAGTTGAAGCTGAAAAGTCTGTCCTTCAAATGGAAGGTTGGGATTTCGCGAACTGCTCTGCCGCGGTATGCGGAAGTCAATTCAACAAACACGCTTTGAAACTTTTAATGAAAACTGCGCGACCACGTGAGATTATAATTTGTTTTGACAAAGAAGAAAAAAAAGGTAGCGAAGAATATTTTAATAAATTATATTCAATAGGTAAAAAATATCAGAATTATTGCGACTTTTCTTTTATATATGATAGAGAAGGATTATTAGATATGAAAGATTCGCCGACTGATAAAGGGAGCGAAATCTTTTGGAAGCTTTATAAAAAACGTGTGAAAATAAGGTGATAATATGAAAGTATGCGGAATCTATGCAATCATTAATTTAAATAATAATAATATGTATATAGGTAAATCTATAGATGTCTTTCAACGATGGGAACAACATTTAGATAATGCTCGTCTTAAAAAATATCAATATGAGTTTTATAAAGATTTAATTAACATATCTAATTTTACTTTTCAAATACTTGAAATTTGCGAAGAAGACCAACTACAAGAAAAAGAACAATTTTATATAGATAAATATAATTCTTTATCTAAAGGGTATAACCAGGTTCAAGCAATTGATATTACTAAACAAGAAAGTTTAATGTTACAAGAAAGTATTTTAAAAGCTATTAATTTATTAGAAAATACTAATTTATTCTATAAAGATATAGCACAACAAACAAATTTAAGCGTTAATACTGTTTATAATATTAATATTTGCAAAAGCCATACTAAATATCATAATTATAAAAATAATATTCGTAAAGAGTGTGGACGAAAACAATATTATGATAAAGGGGAATTAAACCCACATAGCAAATTAAATGAAACACAAGTGTTAGAAATTATTGAATTATTAAAACACACAAATTTAACCTTAAGACAGATAGGAGAAAAATATAATGTTTCTCATAGTACCATTAATAATATAAACCGATGCAAAAGATGGACACATCTTATTAAAGATTTTAGTTATAATATTAGAAAAGAATATCAAGAGCGATAATTATATAAAAAGAGGGTAAGAATAAGATGAAAACAATAGCTTCAGAGCGACAAGATATGTTAAAACAACTCATAAAGGATTTAGATAAATTAACTAACCTTGTTACAATTGAAGGAATAAATTATCTGACAGATGCTAAATTAAGAGCCTATATTCTTCAAACAATTTTTATTATAGAGGAGCAAACGAATGAGAACAAAACTTGTAAATAAAGATATTAGAAGTAATTATACAAATGAATTGTTAATGGAGCGAGGTCTTACAAAAGAAGAATTAGAGTATTTTCTTAAAGTCCCTAACGATAGTAAGCTACAAGCCCCAAATTGTTTAAATAATATTGACGCCGGCGCAGCTTTATTCGATGATATGGTTCGTTCTCTAGGAGAAAAAGAACGTATTATTGTAGTAGTCGATAGTGATGTAGACGGTTTCACTTCCGCAGCAATTTTTGGACAATATCTGCGTAAACATAATGAGAAAGTTCAGATTGATTATATTTTACATAAGGGCAAAGGTCATGGCCTATCAGATACAATTGAAGATATATATAAACTATATGACGAAAATCCAAATATTAAATATGTAATTTTACCAGATTCCAGTAGTAACGATTATGAATATCACGAACGTTTGTATAATGATAATATAAAATGTTTGATTTTAGACCATCACATTGTAGAACCTGACACTCAATTCTCCGAAGGGGCAGTTATTATTAATAACCAGCTATCAGATGAATATATTAATAAAGATTTATGTGGCGCGGGAGTGACATGGCAATTTTGTAGATTTATGGATAACTTCTATGACACTCATTATGCCGACGAATTTATTGACCTCGCCGCCCTCGGTATAGTATCTGATATGATGTCAATGCTTTCATTGGAAAACAGATATATTGTGCATACAGGACTAAATCGAATTAATAACTATTTCTTTAAAGCACTTTGTGAAAAGCAATCCTTTTCAATGGGAGGGAAAGTAACTCCTATTACTATTGCATTTTACATTACCCCACTCATTAATGCGATGATTCGTGCCGGCGCCGAAGACGAAAAACAGCGCTGTTTCCAAGCCTTTGTTGACGGGCATGCAATGGTAGAATCTCATAAGCGTGGTGCAAAGGGTACTTTTGAAGAGGTAGCAATTGAGTCAGCGCGTGAGTGTACGAATGCACGTGCAAAGCAAAATCGTATACTTGATAAAGCAGTTGAAGAATTAGAAATTAAAATTCACAAGTATGATTTATTGGAAAATAAAATTTTATTTGTAAGACTTGATAACGAAGACTTCCCTCCTGAATTAAACGGACTTACTGCTATGAAACTCGCAGCTAAATATCAAAAGCCAACTATTGTTGCGCGACTGAATGACGAGGGCGAAATTAAAGGCTCAAGCAGAGGACTTAATGATTCAGAACTAACTTCTTTTAAAAACTTCATGGATGAAAGTGGCTATTTTACTTTTACTGCTGGTCATGATAATGCTTGTGGTATTGGTATTTTAGATAAGAACTTAGCAGCTTTTCATGAGTATGCGAATAAGAAATTAGCAGATATTGACTTTGGTGAAACATGGTATGAAGTTAATTTTGAACGTATTGCTGCGGATTCAGATATAAAAGATTTAATTGTCGATATTGCTGAGCATGAAGACATTTGGGGACAACATAACAATGAGCCATTAATCCATATCAAAGATATTAATATTACAAAAAATGACATTCGTATCATGGGTAAAAACCAAGATACCGTTAAGATTGAAAAATTTGGGATTGCATATATGAAATTCCATGCAAAAGATTTTATTAAGGAACTCAGTCAATATAATAAAGAAATGAAATTAGAAATTGTTGGTAGAGCAAATTTAAATGAATGGATGGGAAATTATACCCCTCAAATTTTTATCACAAATTATCAAATTGAAGATGGGAGTTTAGGATTCTAATGAAGTGGGAAGAATATATAGAAGAATATTATAAATCGCCACTAGATTTATCCGAGTGGTGCAAAACAAATCTTGAATGTCCAGAATGTGAAGGCTCGATTTATAAAAATATACGTTATGTTTTAACATCTAATCCTCCTAAATATCGTTATAAATGCCCGAAATGTGGATGGGAAACGATATGGTATTCATATTAATTTGACAAATTAATAAAATTTTGCTATACTATATATAGAAAATGAGAAAAGAGGTAAATGTGAATGGATAAATTAAAGTACCCAGGTTCACTGCATGGACATACGGATTTTAGTAATTTCCGTTTAAGAGATTCTATTAATACCGTAGAATCCTTAATTGATTATGCAATTGAACTAGGACATGAAGTAGTAGCAATTACCGAACATGATACAATAGCAAGTGCGGTTAGAGCTGAGAAGTATTACAATAAAATAAAAAAAGATAACCCTAATTTTAGGGTTCTTTTTGGTAATGAAATTTATTTGGTAAGAAATGGATTAACAAATGATAATTTTAATAAAGATTTTGATAGGTATTATCATTTTATTTTGCTTGCAAAAGATGAGATAGGTCATCAGCAAATTCGAGAAATATCAACTCGGGCGTGGATGAGAAGCTGGACCGCGCGCCGGATGCGTAGAGTTCCTACGTATTATCAAGATTTAATTGACATTATAGGAAGCAACCCAGGACATGTAATTGGTAGTACGGCTTGCTTAGGTGGGTGTTTACCTGTTCAATTAATGCGGAATAGAGACACCGGCGCGCCGTCTATTGATAAAATATTAGTTTGGATTAATCAGATTCAAAATATTTTTGGAAAAGAAGATTTCTATTTTGAACTGCAGCCATCAAAAAATAAGGATCAGATATATGTTAATGATAAATTAATTGAACTTGGCGAGCAGCTTGGAATTAAATATATAATCACAAATGATGAACATTATTTAAAGAAGGAAGACAGACCAATTCACAAAGCTTTTCTTAATGCACAACAGGGTGATAGAGAAGTTGATGATTTCTATGCAACAACTTATCTTATGAGCGATGAGGAAATTAGAGATTATATGGAAGATAAAATTGGAGAAGAAGCACTTCAAAAAGCTTATCAAAGTATAATTGAAATTAAAAATAAGTGTAAAGATTTTACATTAATGAAACCGCTGAATATTCCGAGATTAAATTGGAAATATTATAAAGTTGAACCATATGAAATACAGTTTTGGAGTGATAAAATTCCGTATTTAAAAACTTTTCTTGAATCAGAATATGATGAAGATAAACATCTTGCATATGCAATTATTGATAGATTAGTTAATAGTACAATTGAAGAAGATTTATGGAATCAAAAAACCGCAGATGAAATTAATGCGTGTCTTGAAGATACATGGGTATCTTCTGAAGTAAACGGCAGTAGATGGAGTGCGTATTTCTTAAATCTTCAGAATATAATTGACGTATGTTGGGATGCGGGGACATTAGTTGGAGCTGGACGTGGTTCTGGCGTAGGTTTTATTTTGTTATATCTTTTAGGAATTACACAAATAAATCCATTAAGAGAGAATGCGCCAACTTTCAGATGGAGATTTCTTAATCCCGAAAGAGTATCAGTATTAGATGTAGACATAGACATCGAAGGCGGCCGCAGAGCTGAAGTTTTAAATAAATTTAGAGAAGTATATGGTAACGATAGAGTTGCGAATGTACTTACTTTGAAAACTGAAAAATCGAAATCTGCAATTCTTACAGCAGCAAGAGGGCTTGGAATTGATGTAGATACAGCACAGTATTTGTCTTCATTTATTGAAGCAGATAGAGGACAGTTAAGAACACTTCATCAAACTTTTTATGGTGATCCAGATAATGGTATTAGTGCTTCAAAACAATTCCGTATTGAAATGGAAGAAAATTATCCAGAGTTGTGGAAAGTAGCACAAGGAATTGAAGGACTTATTAATGGAATGGGTATTCATGCAGGCGGAGTTATTTTTGTAGATGAACCTTTTACAAACTCAACTGCATTGATGCGTGCGCCAAGTGGAGAAATTATTACACAGTTTGACTTACATGATGCAGAAGACACAGGGTTAATTAAGTATGATATTCTTTCTGTAGAAGCATTAGATAAAATTCATAATTGTATTGATTTAATTTGTGAGTATGGTTATGAAGAAAAAGAAGCTACGCTTAAAGAAACCTATGAAAAAATCGTTGGTGTATATAACTTAGAAAGAACTGCACCAGAGATGTGGGAAAAATGTTGGAATCATGAAGTTATGAGCTTGTTCCAAATGGAAAAGCAAAGTGGTATTCAAGGAATAGCTGTAATGAAACCAACATCGGTAGATGACTTAGCAATTTTGAATTCTGCAATTCGTCTTATGGCTACTGAAAAAGGTGGCGAAATGCCAGTAAACAAATTAGCAAGATTTAAAGCTCATCCAAGTGATTGGGATTATGAATTACAAAAATATGGACTCGGCGCCGAAGCCAAAAAGATATTAGAGCCAGTATTAAATATTTCTTACGGATTATGTATTGCCCAAGAACAATTCATGCAGCTGGTACAATTACCAGAGCTGGGTGGTTTTAATCTAACTTGGGCAGATAAGCTGAGAAAATCAATTGCAAAGAAAAATCCAGCTGAGTATGAAAAGTTAACCGAGGAATATTTTGAAGAAATTAAGAAGCGCGGATGTGATGAAAGACTTTGTAAATATACCTGGAATGTACTTATTGCGATGAGTAAAGGTTATGGATTCAATCTATCACATACATTAGCATATTCAATTATTGGGTTACAAGAATTAAATTTAGCATATCGTTATCCAATCATTTTATGGAATTGTGCTTGTTTAATTAGTGATAGTGGCGGTAATGAAAAAGATGAAATTGAACGAGAAAACGAAGAAGACAATCGAGGAGATAATTGGGAAACCTTTGACGACGTATCAATGGGAGTTTTTCAAGATGATATATCAGGAAACGAAGAAGAGGAAGAAGATACATCTAATACTCCTGCCAAAAAGAGGGCTGCCAAAATCAACTATGGAAAGATTGCAACAGCTATTGGAAAAATGAAAAGTGAAGGAGTTAATATTGTTGCAACCGATATTAATAAAGCAAAATTCACTTTCGCGCCAGATATAGAAAACAATAGTATTATTTATGGATTAAGTGGAATTACAAAAGTAGGAACAGATATAGTCCATCAAATTATAGAAAATAGACCTTATAATTCCATAGAAGACTTTCTTAATAAAGTTAAAGTGAATAAACCGCAAATGATTAATTTAATTAAAGCAGGTGCTTTTGATAATATCTGTAAAAATAATGATAGATTTAAAGCAATGGAAGATTATATTGATTTAATTGCAGATAAAAAGAAAAGAATTACATTACAGAATATGAAAATGTTAATTGATTTTAATTTAATTCCAAATGAATATGATTTTCAATGCAGAGTTTATAATTATAATAAATATTTAAAGAAATTTAAAGAAGAAGATTATTATGTTATGAATGATATAGCTTTTAAATTTTATGAGAATAACTTTAATATTGATTTATTAGTTCCAATTTCAGAAGAAGAATTTCATTTTAAAATTAAACAAGTAGATTGGGATAAAATTTATAAAAAACAAATGGATATTATTAGACCTTTTATAAAAGAACATAATGAAGAATTATTAAATGCGGTAAATAAAAAACTTTGGGAAGACGTATGGAATAAATATTGTCTTGGGAATATTAGTAAATGGGAAATGGATGCGGTTTCTTGTTATATACATGAGCATGAATTAAAGAAAATAAAAAATAATATTTATGGATTAGCAGATTACGCTAAACTTTCAGAAGAGCCAGAAGTTAACTATGAATTTACATCAAAACAAACTGGTCAAAAGATTCCGTTATTTAAAATTCATCGTATCTCGGGAACTGTTTTAGATAAAGATAAAGGAAAGAAAAGTGTTACTTTATTGACAACCAGTGGAGTTGTAACAGTTAAAATTTTTGGTGATGCATTCACTCATTATGATAAACAAATATCCGAACGTGGCGCCGACGGACGTAAACACGTTATTGAAAAGTCTTGGTTTAGTAGAGGTAATAAAGTTATTATAACCGGAATCAGACGAGGAGATAGTTTTATAGCAAAAAAATATAAGAATACTCCTCATCACTTAGTCGAGTTGATAACTGAAGTAGACAATAGCGGATATATCAAAACAAAAAAAGAAAGAGAGGAAATAGCATGAGTAGATATATTAATACGGTAGGCGATTTAATTAGAGAACTAAAAAAATTTCCATCTGAAGCATACGTGTTTGACCTCATGTATGAACCAATTGATCGAGTTTACTACAAAGAAGAGATTCCTCTAGGAGATACGGGAAATCCAAAATGTAAATGGGTTGAAGGAGTAGTTATAGAATGACTTATGGATTATATGATGCCGATCTCCAATATTATCCTATTCCTTTTTATAATTTAGAATTAATGAAGCTATCCTCATATTATAAACGAAAAAGAGAAATAGTTGGGCTTTCGCCCGACTTTTCTCCAAATCGTTACAATCATTTTATAGTGCGCCAAGATTTTTATAATCCAAATATTATTTCATTGAAAGGAAACAATATAGAATATGGCGGCCGCGCCTTCGATGGCAACAAATATAAGCCATTACCTATGGAAATTGAAGTTATGCCTCCAGATATTTCCTTGTATAGTAAAGTGCCTATTCCTATAAAGAAAAAAATGCCAAGCTTTTTTAGTACAATGAAAAGAGCAGAGCATATTCGTTTATCTTTAGACGGAAAAAATATATGGAAAGATTTCGAAAAACAATTTCGACATGATATTAATGCACATGGAATTATATTTCATGACTATAATTTAAATGAAGTTAATGGCGCAGCTGATTTTATAATTGATAATCTCCCAAATTGGATTGCCCATAAAGAGGGCCGCCGCATTGGAGCAAAATTTCCAATTCAAGTAAACAACAAAGAAGATTTATGTAAATGGCTGTCAATATCTCCTATGGGAACTTTCTATTCATTACAACACAATGGTTTAATAGATGAATCTTATATTCCAAATTTGGTAGAGTTAAATTTATCTTATTCAATTAAAAAACAAGTAAGTGTAAGTATATTTGATAATTTCACTTATGAGCAACTTATAAACGGAGGTATCAGACGTATCTTTCGAAATATTATAAATTTACGTAGTTATGGACTCTTTTTTCCACTTATATATAATGAGACTTTTCTCATTGATGATAACTGGAGAATGGTTATGAAATTAATTAATCGATATAATGAACATCTACTCATTAAAGGCAAAAAAGAATATTTAAAACGTGTAGAACCTTATGAAACACTATTTAGTTATTGTAAGGCTGCAATTAAGCAATACCATATAAAAGAGCCATTACTATCTAAAGAATCTATACAATCAATTTTTCAATTTGTTAGAGAAACAGATTATGATTTATTTAAAGATTTCTACGAATATCGTGGAGGTGAAGTAAGAAATGACAGGTAAAGAAATTAAAGAAAAAATTAATTTTAATAACTATAAAATCCAATCTCTAATGGATCCATCAATATTCATTTTACAACCAGAAGTTCAAAAATATATAGAAGATAATGAATATTTGAAATCCATTTGTCCACATGAATATGAAAATGGAGTATGTATTTATTGTGGCTCAAAAATATAATCCTTAAATTATTTATATACTTAGGAGGTTTGATATGCAATATATCAAGAAAAGAGACGGTAGAGTTGTTGAATTTAATAAAAACAAAATTGTAAATGCTATATTAAAAGCTTTTGAGCAAGTTGATGGAGAAGTAACTACATATGCTATTCAAAAGGCTAATAATATAGCTAATTTTATTGAAAAAGAAAATGATAACATTCTGACAGTAGAAGAAATTCAAGATTTAGTAGAAAATGGATTGATGTCTACTAAAAGAAAAGATGTGGCGCGCGCATATATTCGTTATAGAGAGGAAAGAGCACGCGTCAGAAACTGGAATAGTCAAATGATGGATAAGGTTGCAATAAAATTAGAAGCTTCTGATGTCCAAAATCAAAATGCTAATGTAGATGAATATTCATTCGGCGGCCGCAGAGGTGAAGCAGATAATGTTATATTAAAACAATATGCTCTTGATAATTTAATGAGTGAAATGGCGCGCAATAATCATTTAAATAATGAAATTTATATCCATGATTTAGATAGCTATGCGCTAGGTATGCATAACTGCCTTTCGGTGCCATTCGACAAATTATTGGCAGAAGGTTTTAACACACGACAAACTGATATAAGACCAGCTAATTCTGTAAATACCGCTTTTCAATTAGTAGCAGTTATCTTCCAATTACAAAGCTTACAACAATTTGGTGGGGTTTCAGCTACACATTTAGACTGGACAATGGTTCCATATGTAAGAAAAAGTTTCTATAAACATTTCAAAGATGGATTACATTATATAGAAGATCCAATAGGTGATAAATATTTATCTGAAATAAATCAAGAAATGCCTATTGATGACGATAAGTATAAAGAACCATATCATTATGCATATAGATATGCTATGGACATGACAGTAAAAGAAACTCAACAAGCTGTTGAAGGAATGTATCATAATCTCAATACCTTACAATCTCGTAGTGGAAATCAACTACCTTTCACTTCAATTAACTACGGAACTTGTACCCTTCCAGAAGGTCGTATGATTATTAAAGCACTTCTTGAAGGCTCAATCAAAGGTGTAGGGAAACTTCATAAAACCCCAATTTTCCCTTGTGGAATTTTCCAATTAATGAAAGGGGTAAATAGGAAACCTGGTGATCCAAATTATGACCTATATAAATTAGCTTTAGAATCGACTGCGCGCCGTCTATATCCAAACTATGCGAATGTAGATTGGTCAGTTAATGAAGGCTATGATAGGAATGATCCGAAGACATATTTCAGCACAATGGGTTGCCGTACTAGCAACGGAGCCGATATTAATGCAGAACCTGGAGTAAATCCACAAACCAAAGATGGCCGTGGAAATATCGCACCGGTAACAATTATTCTTCCAACTCTTGCTATGCAAGCTGGTGATGTAGATACTTTTTTATCTATTCTCGACGAAAAAATTCACGAAGCTAAAGAAATGCTTATTGAACGATATCGTTATATTTGTTCTCAAAATCCAGCTTCAGCTAAATTCATGTATGAGAATGGGACAATGATTGGTTATCATCCAGAAGAAGGAATCGAATCAGCTCTCAAACATGGCACTTTAGTAATTGGACAACTTGGTTTAGCAGAAGCACTTCAAATTCTCATCGGTAAAGATCATACCACAAAAGAAGGAATGGAAGTTGCTAAACGTATTGAGCAGTTATTTAAAGATAGATGTGCAGAATTTAAGCAAAAAGAGAAACTCAACTTTGGTGTATATTATACTCCAGCTGAAAATCTTTGCTACACAGCTATGACAAAATTTAAAAAAGATTTTGGTGAAATTCCAAATGTAAGTGATAGAGATTACTTTACAAATTCTATGCACGTTCCAGTGTGGAAAGAAATCTCGCCTTTTGATAAAATTGATATTGAAAGCGAACTCACTGGTTACTCAAACGCTGGATGTATCACTTACGTTGAATTAGAAGGAGCAGTTCTTAAAAATATTGAAGCATTAGAACAAATTGTAAATTATGCTATGGATAAAGATATTCCATACTTTGCAATAAATGTTCCAAATGATATTTGTTTAAATTGCGGATGGACTGGTGAGATTGGAGATGAGTGTCCAGAGTGTGGTTCTACTCATATTCAACGCCTAAGACGAGTAACTGGTTATTTAACTGGTGACTACAAAACTGCATTCAATAAAGGGAAACAAAAAGAAGTTGAAGATCGATATAAACACAGTGAAAAACTATGAGTAGATATAATACAATAATTAAAAATGACGTGGTAAATGGGAAAGGGGTCTGCGTTTCATTCTTTGTTCAGGGATGTAAACACAGATGTCCCGGATGTTTTAACCCAGAAACATGGGATTTCAATGGCGGCCACCCATTTACAAAAGAAACTATACATGAAATTATAAAAGCTATTGGCGCCAATGGAATAGAAAGAAATTTCTCAATACTTGGTGGTGAACCGTTAAGTCTTCAAAACATCTCAATGGTAGAACAAGTAGTATCTGCTGTTCGTGCAACTTACCCAAATATAAAAATATACCTATGGACTGGTTTTAAATTTCAAAATTTAGATTATGGCGATCCAGTTGTTAAAAAGATTTTTGATAATATTGATGTAATAATTGATGGTAAATTTATTGAATCTCAAAAAAATTTAAATTTAGATTTGCGAGGCAGTTCAAATCAAAAAATTTGGGTTAAGAATAATAAAAATATTTGGGAGGAAAGTAATGGACAAGATTACTGTTAAGTATGGATTACTTAAAAAAACTTTTGAAAATTTAAAAAAGATTAATCCGACTGATGATACAGAAATAAGTTTTGAGTATGTAGTTGGGAGCTGTTTTCCTAATATATATAAAAACATACAGACCGCATTACGTACTCAATATACAAAAGGCTATGCAGAAGGCTCTAGAAAAAACAAAGAAAAAGAATAAGATAAACTTAAGCCAGACTTTTGTCTGGCTTAAATTTTGACAAAAAAATTTTTTTTTGATATAATATATATAGAGAATAAAAAGGAGATAATTATGGATTTCAAAAATGTAGCAGTATCTAATTTAGAAGGAGCAATAAGGGGAATGAGAAATCCCCTTGAATCTTGGAAGAGATCTGATAGCTATTTTGGCATCGCAAACTTAGATGGTGGCGTATCAGAGGACGAACTTATCGATATTATTGATATATGGACTACTAAAGATTTAAAAGAAAAAGACATTTCATTTGAACATTATGATAATAATTGGGAAGATGCTTGGGATGAAAGACTCCATTGGTGCATATCTAATGGAATCTTATACGATACCCCGAATGCATCTTTAATGGCAATATTGGGTCCTAACGATTTAAAACTAGCACAGAGCCTTGTATTAGCTGGAACAGAACATCATAAATTTATGAGACAAATTTTTGTATCTGTTGATATAACCGCGCCGCTTTATTGGTGGAAAGAATTCGATACATATAAAGTTGGAACTACTGCAAATTCAACAAGTACAATGCATAAACTTTCTTCTGTTCCAATTACAAAAGAAATGTTTAGTTTTGATGAAGATTGGGATTTAACTTTTAATATGTTACAAGGCTCAATAATTAAAGGTTGTGAAGACCTACGAAAAAAATATGTTGAAACAAATGATAAGCGTTATTGGCGCGCTCTCGTACAAATATTACCAAGTGCTTGGCTACAAACACGCACAGTGACTATGAATTATGCTAATCTTAGAAATATGTATTTCCAGCGTAGAAATCATAAGCTAGTTGAGTGGCGAGAGGATTTTTGTAATTGGGTTGAAACTCTTCCATATGCTAAAGAATTAATTGTGTTGGAGAATAATAATGAAAACTAAAATTTTTACTAAAAATGAAAAAGGTAAAATTGAATTTACCGAAAAAGAACTAAAAAAATTATTAGATGAGATTTATAATGAAGGCTACAACGATGGTAAAAGTAGAAGTTATATATACACAACTCCATTGTGGCAATACGGTACATGGTGTACTGCTGGTTCTATTACTGATACTAAACCCGTAACAACTACCACTGCAACAACCGGACCTATTAATTCTACTATTACAATAAAAGGAGACAAATAAATGAGACTTATTGAACAAACAGAAAAAATTGTAGTTGACACTGAGGAAGAAGCTATTCATCTTATCCAACAAGCTAAAGAAGAGGCCGCTTCGAAAGGATATATACTTGGCGCGAGTGGCTATACGTATAAAACTAAGAAAGCTAAAGGTGAAATTGTTGGAGAAGCTTGGGTAGTATCTATTAAGAAAGTGCTTGGAGGAGTTTGGGATGACTGGGAATGATAAAGAATTTGAAGTAATAAAAAGTGGCTTAGCTGAAGACGGAAAAGAAGGATTAGAAATAATTGAAGAAGATGCCTTTGATAGCGAACCATCAAATGAAAAAATTGAACAATTTTATGAAGAAAATAAAGATGCTATCGATTTAATTGGCGGTCTTGATTTATTTGAATCTTTATTACAATTAAATGACGAAGACTTCAGTATTTTAAAACCACAAATGATTACTTTATTTATTAGTGCATTGAATGAGCCGGAAACAAAACAAGAGCTTCAGACTTTAGCATTAGCACGAAATTATACCGCTCAAACAGCAAAAGAAGACTTTGATATTGCCGCCGCGGCAATTAATGAGATTGATTTCTTAAGCAACATTAAAAAAGATTTTCTTAAAGAATTATATACAATTATATGTAATAAACTACAAGATATCATTAATAATACTAACCAAATTATTCACATCCCTTGTGAATTAGAAGAAGATGTTCAACTACCAACCTACGCTCACGAAACTGATGCAGGTTTAGATATTTATGCAAGAGAAGAAATTACTATCGAACCAGGAGAAACAAAAATACTTAATACTGGTATTAAAGCCGCAATCCCTGAGGGATATGCCTTACTTATACAGCCTAGATCGGGTCAATCCGTTAAGACTAAATTACGTATTGCCAATACGCCGGGCCTCATCGACTCAGGTTACCGCGATGATATTGGCGTTATTATCGAAAATATAGAACCACCTTTCAAAGATATAGATTATGAATTTGATGACAATGGAGAAATTCATATTAAATCAATTATTCATGGCTTAGCTTATACGATTACAAAAGGGCAACGTTTTGCCCAAATGCGACTAGTTCAAGTTCCAAAAGCGGAGTTTATCCAAGTGGAATCTGTAGGAGAAATTGGCGAAGACCGTGGCGGCGGCTTCGGTAGTAGTGGAAACTAGTGGCAAAAATTAAAATTGAAGATATTAGAAAGGTGGCGATAGAACATGACTGGAAGTTGCTTTCAGAAGAATATAAAAATTTAGATACAGAATTAACCTTTGAATGCGCTGAAGGTCATAAAATATATATACCATATAAAAGAGTTAGAAACAAATGGATTTGTCCAATATGTCAGCAAAATCAATATAATTTTACTAAAGAAATATTGCCAAAAAGTAAATCAAAACAGCGTTCTGTTGGTCTAGATCAAGCCACACATACAACAGGATATTCAATTTTCGATGATGGAGAACTTGTATATGCAGACGTCTTCCGCGCCAGCGCGGACGATGAAATAGAGCGTGACATAGAAATAAAAAATTGGCTAATCCAACTAATTCAGAATTGGAAACCAGATATAATAGGAATTGAAGGAATACAACTCCAACAACTTAATAATAAAACAGTTGGAGTTACTACTTACCAAACCTTAGCTCGTTTGCAAGGCATATTAATGGCTACTTGTGTTGAACAAAATACTGAATATGTAATTGTTCCGCCAGCGACTTGGCGCTCTCACTGTGAAGTAAAAGGACGCTCAAGAGTAGATCGCAAACGTTCTATGCAAATGAAAGTTAAGGAATGGTTTGATATAACAGTTTCAGATGATATTGCAGATGCTATAGGTATCGGCAAATATATAAATGATAAACATAAAAAGAAGGTTGAGATATTCAACTGGGAATAGGAGGAATATTAATGATTAATGTTACAATGGATCAAATAATTGACTTTAGAAATAGCGGTGATTTTTTTGATGGTACTGTTCTTCCGCTAAAAGCGGCTTATAAACTTAACAAAATCAGAAAAGCTGTAGAAAAAGAAGGTGAGTTTTATTCAGAGAAATTCCAAGAAATTCTAAACAATTATGCGAAAAAGGATGAAAATGGCGGTCTAGTCTTTAGCGAAGATGGCGATCAAATTATGATTCAAGAAGACAAAATTGATGAATGTAATAACGCATTAAGTGATCTTCAAAATTTAGAAGTTCAAATTGAAAACTATGGACTAACGATCGATGATTTTGGAGAAGATTTAGAATGTACTCCAGACCAGCTGGCCGCGCTAATGCCATTTATGGATTAAATAAATAAAAAGAAGGTCTTTCGACCTTCTTTTTTTTATTATCTTAAGTTTCTTACCTGTGTAACGTTTCTATACCCAGCATCTTTTACTATAATTTGTTTAACTCTATTAGCTACTTTGTCTACATCATAATCATTATTTAGATGATCAACATTAATATTAACCTCAATATTCGTATCCCCATCATAAGAATTGTCTATTGAATTTGTAGAATTCATTGCACTAGATAATACATCTTTTAACGCTAAGAAATTTTTAGTATCAGTTGCACTAAGTACAAGCTCAGGTTTAGATGGCGTACCATCAAGCCAAGCCGGACCAGTATAATTTGCAAGACCACCAGTAGCAAATTTTAAAGCCTTTGCTGATTTATATTTTTTGCTCTTTTTAATCTCAGAAACGGTATCAGGATTTCCTAAAGTCTTTAAAGCCTTTGGTAATGAACCATTAGAACCAAATGTTTTAACCAGATTATATCTGTCAATACCACTTGCACCGATGATAGCTTTAAATATATTTTCCCAAGTAAATGGATCGGATCCTCCTGTTTTATTAAGTAGGTGTTTTAATACAGAGGCTTTCCCGTATCCAGCTGCCGCGCCAAGACTAAATAAGGTATTGATATGACTACTTTTAATATTTTTTGGCTTAATTTTTTTAACAGCTTTTAGCTGATTCATATAAGCGTTATATTTCTTTTGTTTATCCGCCGCAGTATTTACATTAGTATTAGTTTTTGTTTTTGTTTCTGTGGAACCTGTTTCTACTTTCTTGTTAGCTTCTTCTTCTATTTGTTTTTGTTCTGCGGCTTTTGTAGCTTCTTCAATTTCTTTAGATGCTTCTGGACCATAAACGTTATTATCCTTCAGTTCTTCTGCGCTAAAAGCTTGTCTAACGTCTACGTAAGGAATCTCTGAATTAGCAAAGTCACTAACATCATAGTTTCCTTTATTACGTAAATCTTCATAAGATGCGCCTAATAAATCTCTAGCCTCTACTACTGATAAACCATTAGCTTTAGCATTAGAAATATTAGTTGTTAACAATGAAAGACTTTTAGCTATTTTTTCAATTATTGATTGTATTTGACCGATTTCATTTACAACCGCAGCTTGTTTATCTTGATTTGTAGTCAAACCAGTCATTAATTCTTTAAATTTTAAATCAATTTGTTCTCTTAAGGCATCAGGCTTTTTATCATATTCATTCGCCGCCTTATAAGCTTCATAAATTTCATTACGATAAGTGGTTGGATCGCTCATCCAGAGATTAACCAAAGAAGCATTATTAACACCTTCAGCAATTGTTTCTTGAATTTCAATTTGACGTTCTCTTTGCTCTGCCGCCAGATCAGCTTGAGTTTGTAATTTATCTAATAATTGATTTTCTAAACTACGTTGATAATCCTGTTGTGCTTTGGCAATTTCTTGTTCAAGTTGAGCGATCTCTGTTTGATGACCCCCAGAGGTATCTGCTCGTAGTGCAGCTAATCGTTGTTGCTTTTGAGCGATATCTCTCTCGGTATTAGCATTATCTTCTTGCTGTCTTCGTTCATCAAGCTTACGTTTTACATCTTCAAGTAAGCGCTTTAAAGCATCAGTAATAGAACTACTTAATTGCTTAAAGCTTTCTGTTTCTCTTTTAATTTCATTTTCACTAATATCCCAAAGCTCATCAGCATAACCAGCCCAATCACTTTGTAATTGCGAAAGTTCATCATATAATTCATTAACACTAGTATTAGCATTTTTGTAAGCATCACTTAATTCTGATGTTGAATCGACGATTTCTTTAACATAGTCCTGAATAGCTTTAGCTCGATTTTCATTTAATAAACCTTCGAATTTATCATTTTCAAAACTTGTAGTATCAAATTCTACTCTAACTGTACCATCTGCATTTCGAGTAACAGTTAAATATTTTTGAGCTGCGGTTTGAGTTTCTATTGTATCTTGTAAAGTTTTTTGATATTCTTCATAACCTAATTTTTCAGTATCGCTAAGATTTGCCGCAGCATTCATAACAGCAGTATTATACGCAGCAGTCGCATCACTAACTTGTTTTTGATATTTTTTAATATCACTATTAGCTTTAGCTAAATTCTTTTGTTCTTTATTTATCTGAGCTTGGATAGAATTCTTTTTACTCTTCTTTTTTGCTTTTCCCTTCTGCTTTTTTAAACTATTGATTTTATTTTGTGCAGTAGTTTTTCTGCTCTGCGCACTAGATAAATTAGAACGTGCATTATTTAAAGTTGTTGCTGCTTCATTAGAAACCTCATCCAAAGCTTCTCTCGATTCTAATTTACTTGTAATAGAAGCTAAAGTAGTTCGTTCATCTTCGATACTTAAAATTTTTCGTAAGGCATCTTTTTGTTCATTAACTAATTCAATTTGTGTTCTTAATTTATCGGTAGATTCAGTAAGTCCTAATATGAAAGTATCCATTACTTGATTAAGATAATTATTATTATTAGACTTCACTAAACCAGTTGCTATTTGTTTATCTAGAGTTTCTTGATATTCCTTTGCACGAGAAATATTGTTTTCAGTAGCCGTAATCTTTTTTGTTAAATTCCAAATTTTAGTTAGCTCATTTTCCCAAGCAAAAAAGGTTTTGTATAATTCTTCACCCATTTGCTCTAGAGCTTCTTTTGCTTTCTTAACATTATCTTCTGCCGAATACTTTTTAGAAAGCCTATCATTAATTTCTTTATTAAGCGCATCAGCTAATGCCTTACGTCTCTCTACGTTTTTAACTTTGTTAAGAGCTGCTTGATTTATTACATAAGTACCATCTTGTTCTACGATATAGCCAGCAGTATTAACAATTTCATTTTTAGTTTTACTCTTCTTTTTCTTTTTACCAGTTTTATATGAATATGAAATTTGAACTGCACTAGCTGCGCCAGAATTATAAGCAGCCTTATTAGCACCTTTTTTACCTTTTTGTTGTGCGGCAGTTCCTTTATCAAGTTGTTTTAACTCTGCAGTTGCTTTATTAACCTGCGCTTGATTATAGCCAATATATTTAGTTATACTTTTAATATAATCATCGCCACCGCCTCCACCAGATTTCAGTGATTCTCCAGTTTTATGGAGTGTCGCACGCATTTCTTTAATGTACTTTCCAAATGCTTTAGCATTATCATCCATTAAACGTTGAGATTTCTCTGTTTTACGAGCTATATTTTCCCACCAAACAGAAACATATCCAATCGATTTAGCGGTATCTGTTGCGGCTTTGGCGACTTTATCACTATTGTTTTTTACATGTTTTGCGGTACTGGTCGCTGCTTTTTTAACAGTTTTACTACTACTTTTATTATTATTATTAGAACTACTTGGCTTAGGAACTGGTACAATACCACCGACACTATTACCCATAGATCCAGCCGAAATAGTTTGTTTTTTCTTTAAAATATCCTTAGATTGCTTATGATTCCAAACAACAGCATCATTAGGAAGCTCTAACATCTGTGGCCCTTGAGCACCAAGAATCATCGAACGATTTTCAGAAGGTAACCAAGCTATTTCAAACCCTTTCTCACCGGTGAGTGTTAAACCTCCTTTCCCTGTTGGGCCAAGTTTCCCACCACGACCACGCGCAGCAGAACCAAAAGATGGCGCAGTACGATGAGCAATATAATTATTTTGTCCTTGCGCAGCATGGTTTACTTTAACAGTGGCATTTTTTGTCCAAGTCCCCTCGAAACTTGGTTTGATATGAATAGTAACATCTTTACCTTTAATATTATTAATAGCTTTTTGAGCGGCATTATCTGCTTTGGTTTTAACCAATACTGTCCCGCTACGTTT